GCACCTGCGGCGATAGTTCGCCCGTGTGTTTCAAATATAAAGTCTTCCACACCTGTAGCAGTTAATTTTGGTTTCACAACTGCTAAACCTTCGAAACCGTAAGTCTTGTCCGGTGTTGGGAAGAACTGAACTGTGTCGTCACCGACAACAGCGTACTTCATAGGTCTACCTAAAATTGCCTTACCTCTATCATCTAAAGGTATGGAGTAGTGTTTGTCAGTAACCCTTTGAAGTCTTAATCCATCCATATTTAGGTGGAGTATATTTTCTAAAACAGTTCCGTTAGGAACGCTAATCTTATAATCAGGCGTACTCTTGCTAGTAAAGTCACGGTCTATAACAACACGCCACACTGAGCTTCGCATAGCGAACTCAGCCGCCGCTTCTTGAAGGTGTGACTCAATAACAACTTCCGGGCAACCCGGAACATAAGGCTGAACATAAGGGAAGAATTTAGACCAAGTAACCGCCATTTACACGCCCCCCGATGGTACGGAGCTGGCATCACTTGACGTTTTGTTACCTATACCCGCCATAAAGGCTTGGTAATGAGCGCCTGCTCGTGCAGCGTTAGCCGCATGCTCAGCATCCTTAGAAAAGGCTCTATACAAAATCCAGTCTATGATAGAGCTAAGATAAATGTCGTCCAGATTGATTACGTCTGCTGTAGTACCGGAAGGATTTAGCGCGGACTCACTCAAAGCGTGATAGCCGGGGTGGTCTGCGTAAACAACTTCTAGCTGAGCAGAAGTAGTAGCTGGAGGATATACGTAAAATGTTTTTGGTTGGCGTGGGTCGAACGTAAAGTTCTGTACGTTTATAGTCCCTGTCTCATTGTGCCAACCGGGTCTTTGGTCATCTAAAACACTACGGTCAATGAGCCGGACTACATATTTGCTAGACGTCGAAGCGACATTTCTAACAATATCTAACAATCTTATGGCTGTCGAAAATCCTGAAGTTAAAGTCTGTCTTGAGCCTGCTACACAAGTAAAAGTACCTGTTTTAGCATTTGCGTCAGGACGTAGGAGGATAATCTGCAAATAAGACTCGTTGAGCCAGTTTTGCAGTTCTACACGAGGCCAGCGTACACCGGAATCCTGTAATACGTCTTCTACGCGCTTAACTACCTCTATAACTTTGACTGTTGCCATCTATCGCCACCATTACTTAGAATCATCTGATTTAGCCTTGGTAGCTTTCTTAGTAGCTGCTTTAGGTGCCGCAAGGTTTTATGCCATCTTTGTGCCTTCTTCTGTAAGAACGCCGTCAGAAGCAAGAGTAACCCAATCGCCATCTATACGCACACGGGCTTCGTTATTTACAACTTCCCCGCCTACTTTAGCAGCAAGTTCGAAAACATCCATAACCATTCTCCTAAATAGAATGAGAGGGGGTGTTACCCCCCTCCCTGTTTACTCTATTAGCTTGGGTCGCCAATTAGCGCCGTTACTAGAGCTTCTGGTTTTACGACCTTACGACCATAAACCGCCAGACCACGAACAATATCTCCGAAGTCAGTTTGGTTACGTAGCGGCTCAGTCTTGCTGATTTGCGAAGCAAATGCACAAGATGCTTTAGTGCCAGCAACCATCATTCTTCGAGGTTTTGCGCCAGTCGCAGTAGCACCCGAAGAGGTTGCACTAAGACCAGCAACCAGAGCTTTTGCTGTGGTGCCTTTAGGCAGAAGGTTAGAGACGTATACTTCGAAACGGTCGAGCATACCGATTTTACCGGTACGAACGATGCTTGAACTGTCACCAGTGAAGTAAGCCTGTGCAATATCTGTTTGCATCAAAAGCTGACGGTCAAATGGGGACATAATCAACCAACGACCTTCCTCAGGAACGTTTTGCTCGTCAAGAGCAGCCGACATACGAAGAATAGTCTTCAGCACGTTAGAGACCGTACCTTGGTCAATAGGTGCTGCATCAGTACCAAGGTTGTACTCAGCAGACAACTGACCGGCAGTAGCGCCTTTGTTGTTTGCGTTAGCACCCTCAGTTACATACCAGTTGTAGAAACATTCGTTTTCAATGTTAATCTTCAACTGCTTCGCAGCGTCGTCAGTAAACATGTTCATAAGGTCCATATCGGCCTGATGAGCAAGTACGTCGTTTACCTGAACAGAGAAGTATTTACCCTTGTTAATCTGCATATCAGTGTACACAGGGGTTGGAACTTCGTTAGTCAAGGTTGTACCAGCGCCCGCATAATCATTGATAGTGATTGACGGTGCAGTACGGATACGAATTGTATCGCCTTGGTTTTTAATTTCACCTTCCCAATCGGTATTAGATACCTCAGTTAGGATGGTATTTTGGTAGAACTTCGCATTCAGTTTGCTCGACCACAGTTGTGGAATGAACGCACCTGAGTACGAAGGTGATGTATCAAACGAACCGCTTGATACGACTGGGAACACAGCAGCCATGTTATTTCTCCTTTACATACATTAGTTACAAAGTTGTCAACGGCTGCAAAATCTTGTGTCAGGCTCTTACCCGACCTTCGAGATAAGCAGACGTTAGTTCAGCTTCAAGTTTTTCCGCCTCGTCATACTTCCCTCTGGAACTTAGAGTTCGAATCTTATTCCACTGGCTATCCATCTCTTTCTGAGTGTACAACCTAGCTTCTCGACTCGCGCTCTTTTTACCATTGGTAACAGAACGATTCGGTGCAACTTGCTTTTCGAGTTCCGCTTGTCGATTATTAACAGGTTCTCCGCCGGACATCTGTTGCTTAAACAGTTTTACATAATCTGCTACAGCTTCAGCATCACCATTGTTAAACGCTGCTTGAGCTATTTCACGTCTCTGCCCGCGCACCATTGGGTCGTACTCATTGAGCCATTCAACCCATTTGGGGTCGTTGTCAATCTGAGCAAAATCAGGAACTAACACTTGTAGTTTCTGAGAAAAACTCATTTCGCCAACTTGAGCGCCAGTATTATCGAGCTTCTTTTGAAGCGCTTTAATAATAGCCTCTTGCTTTTCGAAGCGCTCTTCATAATCTTGAGCAACCTCTCTAGCTACGCGACGTTGTACGTCAATTAACTCTTCGCCAAACTCCTCTCGGTCAGCGTCAGTTACATAACTGACTCTTTCTCTAGGTTTTGCGGATTCAGTTTTCTGCTTTTCTTCCTGCGCTTGTTCGAACGCATTTAGTTTTTCAGTCAACTGCCTAAGCTGCTGGTGCAGTTTAGGAACTTCAGCGTTGTACTTGCCCTGAAGGGTGTTGTACTTTTGCTTAAAGTCGTCCGCCTCTACTTGAGGTTCGTCAGTCGGCTCTTCCGCGCCAGATTTTTCCACTTCTGAAGAAGTCTCGTTAGGTACTTCATCTGTAGTATCCAAGTTTTCCTTGGCCTCGACTTCCTGCGAATCTTCGCTATCAGTCTCTGGTTTAGGCTTCTCTTGGGCCTTTAGTTGTTTCTCTATCTCTTCTACTTCTTCTATCTGTTTCTTAACCTGTCTTGGTATTGCCATTTTTTTCTCCTCAAAGCACCAACTCTGTTCTACAGCGCCTTTCGTATGCTGCTCCCGTCATGGTGTGCTTCTAAATTAACTTACCTTCCGCGCATCTTCGATGGCTTTAAGTAAGTCCTCAAACGCTTCGGCTCGCCCTTGCAGTCGGTGGATTAGTACCATGTCGTCTGCTCTGACTAGCTTCTGCTTAGCTTCAGAAATCTGAAGCTCAATCAACTTTAATAAGGCTTCGTTGCCCGGTTCTTTTAGCCTTAGCAAGGCTTTAATAGCCTGCACATCTGCCATATTAAC